CTTCGGTGGTATTGTCCCCTCTACTCGTTGGTCTGACACTATGTACCTATGCCGCGCAGGCGTTGCACCAGCTCATCAAGGACAGGGACTCCAGAAGCGGCTTATCCGACAGCGTATTAAAGTGGCCAAAAGATTAGGCATGAGTTGGGTCATCACAGACACCAACGAAAACCCTGCGTCTGCTAACAGTTTGATAGCTACAGGTTTCAAAATGTTTGAGCCATCTCAACCTTGGGGTTTAAAAACGGCACTGTACTGGAAGTACCGGATCAAACATGCCGTATAAAGACGAAACTGTTAAGAAAACTAAACAAAAGACGTATGCAAACACATACTATGAAAAAAATAAAGCGACCATAATCGCCGCAAGTAAAGCCTCGGCTAAGGCATATAAAAATCAGTGGCGTAGCTTTAAAGCTACATTAGCTTGCATAAAGTGCGGGCAAAACCACCCGGCCACGTTTGACTTCCACCACATAGACAGCACCACAAAAGAAGCCTCGGTCAACAAGCTGATAAAAAACCGGGCTTTTAAACGGGCCATGGAAGAAGTCAAAAAATGTGTTGTGCTTTGCTCTAACTGCCACCGCATACACCATCACGATGAACGTGAAAACAAGAAAGCCAAAAAGAAGGGGGCCGCAGCCCCCTGATATCACTCTGTTTTAGCAGCTTCTGCTTCAGCAGCCGCAACTTCATCTTCATCTTCGTCTTCAAACTCGTCGTCAAGCACGGCAACAGCTTCGTACTCAACAGCCCAACCGTAATTTTCCTGAAATTCCACAAACTGTTGGAAAATCTCAATCATCTCAAAATCGTGAGTCTCAATAGACAGCTTGTTGTTGCCAAAGTAGCCAAATTCCATTTCAAATTTCATGATGTGCCCCTAAAATTTATGCAACCACAGCGGCTGCAAGTCCATCCTAGTTTAACTTTATGACAAGAAAAAGGCCACCCAAAGGTGGCCTTTAGTACGCAAACTGCGTATGGATTAAGCGCCGGGTGAACCGTAAGCGCCACGTGGGTCAGACCAGCCGAAGCTGTAACGCTCACGAGCCTTGTAACGAACGTTACCTGTGTCAAAGTCGCCTTCAAAGGCTGTCTTGATAGGTGAGCGCTCGAACATTTTCAAGCCGTTAGGTGCATCAGTGATGATGAACCAAGCGTTTACGTCTGTCAAGTAGTGGTTGACAGAGTAGCCTTCTGGAAGCATGCCCATAGACTTGATAGCGTTGATGTCGTTATCAGCAGTGCCAGTACGCAAAGTGCTCTTCATCAGGCGCTCTGCAGTGAACTGCAGTTCCTTAGGAACAATCATCTTGCGGCCAGTCAAAGCGACCTTCAAGCCACGCTCGTCGATAAACGCTGCGATGTCAATCAAGGCTTGCTCCAACGATGTCTCGTTCAAGTCTGCAGGCACTGCGGGAGTGTTTGCATAGTTGGAAGACAAAGCAGTTGGGTGGGCTGTAGAGAACAATGCAACGCCGTCGCCGCCGGCATAGTTGCCGCCAGTGAAACCGTTGTTCAACACAGAAGCAGCTTTTACTTGCTTTGTGAAGCTCATTGAACGAGCCATAGCCTTGGTATAACGACCTGACAAGCGGTCATACAAGTTATCTTCCACAGCTTCCTCTGTCAACGCGAAAGCCATAGCAACGGTTTCGTGTGTGTAGCGGGCTGTGAAGGATTCCAGTGCTGTGTCGTACTGAACGCCGGCACCCTCAGTTTTCACTGGAGCAGAACCGAAGCCAGTCAACATGACCTCTTCTTCAAATGCACGGTCAGAAGTCTCGATAGAGAAGATCTGCTCGTGCTCGTTTTCGTAACGCTTGTACTCTAAGCCGAACAGTGCGTTCAGGCCGGGCTCAAGTTCTTTTACTAGTTGGGAACGTGTAATAGCCATGATTATGCTCCGTCAGCAGCAACGCCTGTACTACCGTACTGGTGTTGATTAAGTTTAACAACAACCACAGCGTATTGACCCAATTCATTGTCAGGCTGATCGCTCAAACCAACAATTTTCATAGTCAATGCAGCAGTCTTCGCGGGTGTTCCCAATGTACCGTTAGAAATACCAGTCACAGTGCTACCAGTTGTGGAAGCAGTAGGATCAGCATTCTTACCGATCTCGGCTTGAGTAATAGTACCCGCAGCTTGGATCAAGAACAATTGGTTGGGGTCATCCAACACTTCGCAAGCAATGATGCCTGAAGTGATATCGACGCTACCGGGGTAGAAGTTTTTCCATGTGGGCTTGCCCGCACGGGTTGGGTCATAGTACTGGCAACCGTTGAACACGCCTGTGGGGGCGGTGTGCGTGGATGCGTCATACTTAATGATGTAGCCGTCGTATACGACAACTAAATCGCCTTGGAAAATTGCTCCGGCTTGGTTATCCGCAATTTGATAGCCATACTGCTTCTGGGCTCCAGTAGCAGATAGGTTACCAATGGGACGCAGGCCAAAAGGCTTATTTACGTTTGCCATTTGTAGCTCCTACAAAAATTTAAAGTATCAACGTTTTATTGTTGACGGAATGTTGTGCGCGAGCTCCTCTCGGGGCTCTGAATCCGCATTGTAGAGTGTGCGTTCTCTCGCATCATCTCGTTGTCAACAGCGTGTAACTGTTCCTGAGCCTTACGGCGGTAATACTCGTTGCGCTCTGCAATTGTCTCATCGGGAACTCTTGCAAGCAAAAGTCCACCTACAGAAACAACTCCAGCATGCTTACCGTCATCAACGGTAGGCATCATGCCTTGATATTCTTCTGGCAACTCTTCAAGGCGGACTAGTTCATAGCCCTCACGAAGACGTCCGTAGACGTTTTGTTTATCCAGATGGCCATTCACTTCGGCACGGATCCAACGATGCTTAAACCCTTCGGGGGCAGGAGGCGCGTCAAGACGTGAAGGAGGGGTCCAAGGACGGCGACGCTTTTCCGTATCGCGTGTTGCGCGGGGGGCTTTGTCGATAGTAACTTTAGTCATTGTTTCACTCCTTAACATACTTGGCATACTCTTCAAGAGGAACGCCCAGTTTTTTTGCTATAGCAACCTGACTCGGCGAAAGCCGGACAGTACGGCGCGCACTATTTATTCCCGAACTACGGGCGGCAGGGGCAACAGCAGGCGCGGAACGCTGTTGTCTGGATTGGCTAAACTTGTCTGGAAAAGTATTCCTAACTCGTTTGTCAAGTTCAGTATAGTACTCATCTGAATTTGGGTCAACACCTTCTTGTTCAACAAGTGTTTGGTGTATGCCCCACGCAGCATAAGTCATCACGCGGTCTTGTCCAAACCACGAGTTTTGTTCTGCCCATTCCTCTGCACGAGGGCTGGGTGCGGGACGTTGAGGTTGCTGAGCAGGGGCTGGTTGCGCTTGCTGGTAATTTTGTTGCTTAATTGTTTCTTGCTGAGACTGCAACCAACCTGCCACTTGACGCTGCTCGCCGCTTAACGCAGACAAACGCTCTTGCGCTTCCAATTCAGTGTTGACATCGTTTTCTTCACGTGCTTTGGCAATGATTTGGCGCAACTGCACCTGCTGGGTCTCAAGACGTGTCTTAGCTTCGTTCAGGCGGCTGTAATCCGTCTGTACAAGCTTTTGCTGGAGAGATTGAGTCTGGTTTTGCAGGCCCTTAGCGTACTCAAGGGCTGCTTGCTCACGGCGCTCGGCCTCGCGCATGCGCGCGGTGAGCTTAGAGATGCGTTTTTGAACACCTTCACTAACCTCATCCAATTCATTCTTAGGAGCAGAATCTTGTTCAGGCTTTTGGAAAATATTAGCTTCTGGTTCAGGTGCCGCAGGACTCTCGTCGCCCTCAGGTCTGTCAAAGGTTACATCTGTAGCCTTTTCATCTGCCCCGAGGTCAAACTCAAGCTGCGAATCGTTCATTACTTGTGTCATATGCTTCCTTACATGTGCAGAATGTCTTCTGGGTCCTTAACACGGGCCAGAATTTCGTCATCATTGAGAATACGGATCTCTCCGCCATCAATGCCCATACGTGCGCCAGCGTACCGACCAAAAATGATCCAATCGCCTTCTTTACACCAAGGACCGTCCGGAAACTTGTCGGTGTCTTTGTAAGCGAGTGGACCAACGGCCAAAACGTATGCGCAAGTGGTAGTGAGTTGCTGTCGTTCCAAGGTTTCTTCGGCTAATTCAATGCCACCCTTGGTTTTCTTAGCGCCTCTGTAGGGCAAAACAACAATCCGCCAACCTGTGGGCTGTGGAAGGTGTTCCCTGATGTTTTCGATGCGTTGCTCTTCTTCTGCCTCTTCAACCTTGGCAGCCTCAGCAAGAGCGGCTTCAAAAGCGGCTTTTTCAACCGCTTCCTCAGCCCATCGCTTCTCTAATGCAGTCATTTCCATCTGTTTGGTCCTTTATAGATCAGAGTTCTTGTTCAAGACATCCTGTATGGCTTCCTGAACAAACGCATAACCCTCTAACCGGCCCATCAAATGTTTGTACTGCTCCATCGATTTGACATTGCCGCTGCTAACGAAGTCTTTAGTTTCGTTTTCAAGCCTGCGAATGGCAAATATGACTTTCTCTGCAAATTCAAGCATGGATAACTCCAATGAAGCAGACAGATAGACCCCTGTC